GTACAGGGCGAGCGCGAATCTACGCTGACGATCCAAGCGTTCACCACTTCGCGCAACGCTAACAGCTCCGCGCGTGCGGTGCTCTCGCGCGTGCTGACAGCGGTGGGTCTGCCTACCGTACGCGCTGCGCTGAGCGCGGCGGGGCTCGTGATCTGGCGTCACGGTCAAGTGCAGTTCCTGCCCGCCGTACTAAACACGGGCTTTGAGGGGCGCGCGATCATGACTTGCACGCTCCGCTGTACCGACGATATCTCGGAGCTGACGACGTGGATACAGACCGCCGAAGCGATAGACGAGACTACCGGCAACGTGATAACAATTACCACGTAGGAGTGTGAGCAATGGCGGGCCTTAGAGACATCGTAAACGTAAGCATCGTACTGCTGACCGGCGGGTTATCTGTCCCCGGCTTCGGTATTCCGATGGTCTTGTCGCACTCTGCGGCGTGGCCTACCGAGCGTATCCGGTTCTACTCAGACCCTGATGGCGTGCTGGCTGACTTCGCGGCGACCTCGGTAGAGTACGCAGCGATCGCCGCGATCTTTTCCCAAGAACCGCGCCCGGCGCGCGTCGCCATCGGTAAGGCCCTCAACAAGCCTACGCAAAAGTACGAGATCGCGATCTCTACCGTCGCAAACCTTACGGCTTACTCGGTCAAGGTCGGCGCTGGTACTGCGACTTTTACAAGTGACGCGAGCGCAACCAACGATGAGATCGCGACCGGCTTAGCAGCCGCGATCACTACGCTGGCGCCCTCGGGTTTTACGGCCAGCACCACGGGCCTTGCGGGCTCGCTGATAGTACAGCTGCTGGGCAACGCCGCAGGCAATTGGATCTCAGTCGAGAACCTGATGCCCGACTTGCTGAGCGTCGCGCAAACCCACGCGGACCCAGGCATCGCGGCAGACCTTGCCGCGATCAAGCTCGTCGATAATTCCTGGTACGGGCTCGTTACACTCTACAACTCCGAGGCGCTTGTAACAGCTGCTGCTGCGTGGGTAGAGGCTAACAAGAAACTGTACATCCCGTGCGTTGCTGACACGAAGGCAGAAGCCGACGCGTTCACCGGCGCGACCGACATCGTAAAGGATCTGTACCTGCTGGCGTACGCGCGCACCGCACCGGTGTACCACCGCAGCACGGCGTACTTTCCCGATGCGGCCTGGTTCGGTCGTGTGCTGCCGCTCGATCCGGGTAGCGAGACTTGGAAGTTTAAGACGCTCGCGGGCGTACCTGCAGTCACGTTTACCGAGACTCAGCAGAATAACGTGCAAGCGAAGCGCGGGAACATCTACTACGCGATCGCCGGTCGGAACATAACGAGCGAGGGCCTTACGAGCTCGGGCGAGTTTATCGACACGGTGCGCTTTAGGGACTGGCTAGAGCTGCGAATCCAAACCGATTGTTTCCTAGCACTCAGCAACGCGAACAAGATCCCGTACACCGATGAGGGTGTCGCGGTGATCGAGGCGGCGTTACGCGCGGTGCTCGACGAAGGGATCGAGGTCGGCGGCATCGTCGCCGGTAGCGTAACGATCACGGTACCGAAGGTCGCGACTCAGGCACCGGCGGACCGCGCCGCGCGAATCTTCCGCAACATCAAGTTCCGCTGTAACTTGGCCGGGGCGATTCACAAGCTCGATCCGATCCAGGGCGAGATCATCATTTAAGGAGCGGCCATGGCGAATGACGTACAGACGTATGACCCGCTGCGCAATGTCATCACTTGCGGGTCGCTCACGATCTCGGGTTACGGTCCCGACTCGTTCATCAAGATCACGCGCAGCAGCCCTATCTTCACGACCCAAGTAGGCGCGGGCGGCGACGTCGCGCGGTCGCGGAGTCAGGATAAGACGGCCACGATCGAGATCACGATCATGCAGACCTCGCCCAGCAATGACCAACTGTCAGCGCTGGCGAAGGCAGACGAGATCGACGGGAGTGGGATCTTCCCGTTTCAGATGAAAGACCTGAACAGTACCACGGTGTGTAGTGCTCAAAGCGCGTGGGTCGAGAGCTGGCCGGACATGGAGCGCGCCAAGGAAACCGGGGTCTGCGTTTGGAAGTTAGCAGCAAGTAAGATGAACATGTTTATCGGCGGGGGTATCTCGTGAGGGATGACGTTGCCGAAGTAGTGATCGGCGAGGGCGCCGACACGCTCGTGTTTCGGGTGGGTCTGCTCTCGCCGCTCAAGTCGCTTTACTTGCTCAATCGAGTAGTGCAGTTACTGGCGCCTTCGCTTGCCCCGTCGATCACTCGGCTAACGGGTAGCGGTCTTTCAGCTGTGCTGGCCCAGATCGCGCAAGGTGCAGAGATCGACGCGTTGAGCCCGGTTCAAGTGATGTTGGAGCTTGATACTGCCGGGATCATCCAGACGCTTGGCGAGGGTATCGCCTCAGTGTTCACCGTTCTGAAGCCTGCTGAGACGCAAGAGATCGCGCTTGAACTTCTCGCCGTGGTGCAAGTGCTGCAGAGCGATGACAAGGGCGAGAAGCTCGTACCGCTGATCTCGCGCACGCGTACCGGTGGCTACGGCGCTTTTGATATCGTGTTCCTCGGGCGCACGCTGGACCTAATTAAGCTCGTGGTCGCAGCGTGGCGGCATAATTATCAGGATTTTTCCGTAGTGCTGCGCGCGTTCGCGACCGAGCTGCAGCACAGCAAAAACCGCCGCAAGATCAAGTCGCCCTCCGAGGTGTCGACCACCTAGCGCCGGGCTGGCCGGTGTGGCGGCTCGTTATGGAGCGGGTCGCCACGCTAGAAGAGATCGAGCGGGCATGGTCGCTTATGGACGTGGTGCACGCTAACGAGATGCTAGACGCGGTGCGCGCTGCTGAGCATGACGCCCGAGAACGCGCCCGCCAGACAAAGTGAGGATCGCCCGTGGTAGTTCGTGAGCTACTAGCGAAGCTGGGGATCGAGCTCGATAACAAGAGTTTTTCCGCAGCTGATGTGCTCGTCGAGGGCCTGAAGGTGGGGCTCGTCGCGCTAGGCGGCTTTGCGATCGCAGCTGGCACGGGGCTAGCCGCGCTGGTCGGCGACCTTGTAGAGACTACGGGCGAGCTTAACGACACCTCGCAGGCCATCGGCGTGACTACCGAAGCGCTGCAGACTCTGACCTACGCGGCCCGCTTAAACGGGGCATCGCAAGAGGACGTAGCGACCTCGCTCGGGAAGCTCAACAAACACCTGTACGCAGCGAAGCAGGGCAATGAAGAGGCGGTAAAGACGTTCGCGCAGCTACACATCAAAGTGCGCGACACGGCGGGCGGGCTCAAGAGCGCTGATGTGATTTTCGGTGAGGTCGCCGACCGCTTCGCCAAGATGCCTGATGGGCCAAAGAAGACCGCGCTCGCGATGGATTTGTTCGGTAAGAGCGGGGCGAAGCTGATCCCGACTCTTAACGCCGGGGCGAAGGGGCTCGCGGATCTCGCTGACGAAGCGCGCGAAGCTGGCTTCGTCATCGACAAGGAAACGATCGCGGCGGGCGACGATCTCGGCGATAACCTCGACCGGCTCAAGATGGCGGCGCAGGGGCTCGGGTACAGCATAGGCGGGCCGCTACTCTCGCAGGTAAACGCGGTAGTGCTGGCTTTCATGGGCTGGCTCAAAGCGAATCGCGAGATAATCGCGCAGCGCGTAGACAAGGTGGTCAAGGTCTTAACCGTGCTCGGTCGCGCGTTCGTCGCCATCCTAAACACGCTCTACAAGACTCTTGGATTTGTGATCGATAACTGGAAGTTGTTCGCGGTCGTGATGACTAGCGCAGTGCTGGGCGCAGTGCTGGCGAACATAGGCGCGATCACCACGCTGATAGGTCAATATGTCTGGTTTGGCGCAGTGTCTCTGCTCACCGCAGCACGGGCGACCGCCGCGTGGTTAGCAGCTGCAGCCGGGCCGATCGCCATCGCTTCGCTGATAGCGATCGCGATCCTGCTACTCGACGAGCTGATCACCTACCTGCAGGGCGGCGAGACTCTGATCGCGGAGCTCGCGCCGAAGTGGGCGGAGTTCCTAGAAAACTTCATAAACGGTGGCAGCGATTCCGATCCGTGGTGGCTGACTGCGCTGCGCGGGCTGGCTGCGCTCGTGATGCACTTCCCGCAGATCTGGGATCAGATGATCACCGAGATTAAAGCGGCGTGGCAGGCGTTCGGCGCGTGGATTAACGAGATGATCACAAGCATGGTCAACTCGATCACGGGCCGGATCACGGGCGCGTTTAACTCGGTAAAATCGTTTCTGCACATCGGCAGCAGCGGACCCGGCGCCGTGATCGGTGGCGGCGCCGCTTCGCCAGCTGCGAGCGCTGCGACAGGGCGCAGCGCGGGCGGTGTGTATAGCTCGACTGCCGCGTATGACTTTAAGATCTACCAGCAGCCCGGCGAAAATGCGACCGACGTAGCAGGCAAAGTGCGCGCGCAGATAGACGCAGCACGGCAGACCGAACTAGACCAAGCTGCCGCCGCGCTGGGGATGTAGCCATGCCCGAGACGTCCTTAGTATTCGCGACGCAGCCGACCAAGATCGAGAGCATCGCGCTAGACGCCGCGCTGCGCGAAGTGCACAGCGGCGAAGTCGAGGTAACCGAGCACCCTGTAGAGCAGGGATCGAACATCACCGACCACACGCGACCCAAGCCCGACCGGCTCACGATTGACGCCATCGTGAGCAATACGCCGATCAACACCACGCAGCGCACGCGAGTGGTTGAGGCGTTCGGTGTGTCTTTCACCAGCAGTTCGCTAGAGGATTCACGACAGGGCGCGGCGGGCTACGCTGAGACAGCGTACGCGAAGCTGGTAGAGCTCAAGGATAAGGGTCTGCCGATCACCGTGGTTACCCAGATCCGCACCTACGATGACATGATCCTGACCTCGCTATCGGTACCGCGCGACAGCAAGACAGGCGACGCGCTGCTATTCACGGCAGCTTTTCAGCGCGTCATCTTGGTTAAGAACAAGCTCACGCGCAAAGTCGTCTCGCGCGATCCCAAAGTTCAGCCGAAGAACAAGACCGGCAAACAAGCGCCGAAAGCTGACACGAGCGCTAGCAAAAAGTCGATCCTAAAGACGCTCGATAACAGCACCGGGCGGGGCTTGTCTAAACTGCTGACGCCGGGGACGTAACTATGCCGATTAACATCCCGCTGCGCTCTGACCTGCCACACTTCGATCTGCAAGCGGTACTCTCGGGCGTGGTGTTCACTCTTGAGTTCAAGTGGAACACGCGCGAGCGCGCATGGTACTTGAACATACAGAGCGAGGTAGGCGATGACGTAGTGAGCGGGATCAAGCTGATCATAGACTTCCCGCTAGGCCGACGCACTCCCAGCCGCGCGCGCCCCGCTGGCGTGCTGATAGCCGTAGACACATCGGACGCGGGGCAGAATCCCGGGTGGGATGACGTCGCGCAAAAAGGTGATCTCGGTAACCGTGTACAGCTGCTGTACTACGAGCCCGCCGAAGCTAGACTAGAGCCTGCGACAGATGGCTAGCGACCTACTTTTCAAGCGCTTGGTACGGCTCACGATCGCGCGTCGTGTGGCCGAGGACTTTCGCACGATCACTAGCGACGTACTAGAGATCGAGCAATTACGCGTTGCGTTCAAGGTGGCAAAAACCGGCGGAAAAGAACCGAACACCGCCGAGGTCACGATAAGCAATCTTTCGGCGGACACGCGCGCGGCGCTGCAGACCAAGGGCGTAAAGTTCCTGCTACAAGCTGGCTACGAAGGCACGGGCATCGGTCAGCTTTTCGTAGGCGACGTGCGCACGATAGACCACGTGCGCGATGGCGCGACTTGGAACACCGTGATCAAGAGTGGTGACGGCGAGCGCGCGCTGGCTTTCGCGCGGGTAAACGAGAGCTTTGCGGGCGGTGTGAAGATCCCTGACGTAGTGCGAAAAGTCGCGGGGAAACTGGGGCTAGGGCTTGGGAACACAGAGCGCGCGGCGTCTCAGATGACGGGCGAGTATTCGCAAGGCTACGCCGCGCACGGACCGGCATCGCGCGAGCTCGATCGCGTGCTCGCTGCAGCAGGCTATGAGTACAGCATACAAGATGAGCAGATCTTGATCGTGCGACCAGGCGAAGGCAGCGGCGAGCAGGTGCCCGAGCTGTCGCCATCGACGGGGCTAATAGGGTCACCTGAGTTCGGTACACCTGAAAAGAAAGGCGGGCGAGCGCTGGTCAAAGTCAAGTCGCTGCTGAACTCAAGCATCAAGGTAGGTTCGCAAGTGGTACTGCGCAGCGCGCGCCACAACGGGCCGGTGATCGTCCGCAAGCTAGAGCACGTAGGCGATACTGCGGGCGGCGACTGGTACACAATTTTTGAGGCACGTCCAGCATGAGTCAGCACGGACTACCGACATCACTTGCGGACGTCATCAAGCGCGGCATGCGCGCAGCGCTCAGCGACATCCACACCATGATCCCCGGGCGCGTGGTGCGCGTTAACACAGAGCTCGCAGGCGCTGAGCAGCGGATCAAGAGTGTAGACGTCCAGCCGCTCATCGCGAGCGCGTACCTCGACGAGACGCTAGCCCGACAGGTGGAAGCGCTACCGCAGATCGTGAGCGTGCCGGTGGCTTGGGTCGGTGCCGGTGGCTACCGCATGACCTGCCCAATCAACGTCGGCGACACGGGGGAGATCCGTTTCTCCGAGGCGTCGCTTGACCTGTGGCTAACGCGCGGCGGGGACGTAGACCCGGGTGACGATCGGCGCTGTCACCTAGCAGACGCGGTGTTTAGTCCCGGGCTGCGCAGCTTCGCGACGCCGTGGCAGAGCGTGCCCACCGATCGGATGACGATCGGTGACGACACCGGGCTACAGATCCACGTTGCCGGGCAGCAGATCCGGATCGGTTCTAATGTCCCAGCAGACCTAGAGCCCGTCGCACTAGGCCAGCTGCTTTACACGTTTTTAGTAAACCTGATCCTGTGGCTGACTTCGCACACCCATCCCACGCCAGCTGGCGCGAGTAGCGCGCCGACTAACCCACCGCCCAGCGTGCCGGACTTTCGCGCGCCGTCGGTGTCGGTAAAGCGCAGCTAACCGTGGTAGGCTAATCGCGTGACCGCTACCGACCTGCTACTCACTGACGATGACGAGCTCGCGATAGTCAACGGTGACTGGGCTTTCGCGACCGACGCCACCGCGATCTTGCAGGGCATCAAGATCCGCTTGCGGTTCTTTCAGGGCGAGTGGGTCTTTGACCTCGACATCGGGATCGCGTATTGGGACAGCGTGTTTATCAAAAACCCGTCGCTGATTGTGGTGCGCGAGATCTTCCGGCGCGCACTGCTGGGGTCGCCCGGCGTGGTCGAGGTCGTCAACCTGAACGTGGCTTACACAAGGCGCACGCCGCGCACCGTGGCGGTGACTTGGACCGTGCGCGGCGACGTTGGGCAGCTGATACGCGGCGGCATTGAAAGGAGCGCATAGCACATGGCCTACGGTCTAACGATAACAGGGTTCGTACCTAAGCCGCTACCCGTGATCAAAGCCGAGCTCGACGACGCTTTCAAAGCGGTTTACGGCGCGAATATCGGCAGCGAGCCCGACGGGTCTGTACCGGCGCAAAGCGCGATCGGGCAGTTTATCGGGATCATCGCTGGCGACTACGCGGATCTTTGGGAGCTACTGCAAGCGGTGCATTCGTCCACCGATCCGGATAAGGCCGAAGGCGCGGCACTACACGCGATCGGCTCGCTGACGGGTACCGTCGCGCTAGGTGAGCGTCCGAGCGTCGCCCTTATCACGGCGACGGGTACACCGGGCACCGTGCTTGCAGCCGGTCGCGTGGTGTCTGCGGTCGGCAGTCGTACGCGCTTCGCTACGCTGGCGAACGCAACTATCACAGCGCTCGCGCAGTGGGCTGCAGCTACCGCATACTTTCCAGGTGACCGCGTATACAACGGCGCGCGGGTCTACTATTGCATCGCTGGCGGTAACTCGGCGGGCGCGGGCGGGCCTACCGGCACCGGTAACAACATCACGGACAACACCGTGATATGGGGCTACCTCGGCGAAGGCACCGGCGCGATCGACCTGCTCAGCGCTGCCGAAGTGGTCGGCGCGTTCGCAGCGCTAGGCGGCACCCTCACCCAGATTGAAACGCCGGTCACGGGCTGGCTCACCGCGATCAACCTAGCCGACGCGATCGTGGGCGCGCTCGCCGAGAGCGATCCCGCGTTTCGCATACGGCGCGAGAATGAGCTGCAAGGGCAGGGGCGAGCGGCCAAGAACCCGATCCGCGCCAACGTGCTCAAGGTCGGGCAGGGCGGACCGAATCCCGTTACAGCATGCTCGGTATTCTCTAACTCGACGATGGTAGTAGACGCGCAAGGCTTGCCGCCGAAGTCGGTAGAAGTGTTAGTTCTTGGCGGCGCGGATCAGGATGTACGTGTGGCCGTGTTCGAGAACGTCGCCGACGGGATCGAGACGTTCGGAAACAACTCAGGCAGCGTCACCGACACGGCGGGGAATCCTTGGGTCGTGAAATTCTCGCGTCCCACGCTCGTGAATATCTACCTTGACTTCGACGTGCGCAAAGACCCCAGCGCTTTCCCGCTCGACGGCGTGGCGCAGATCAAGGAACGGGTACTAGGCGCGCTGCAGTATTGGAGCTTCGGAAAAGACGCGACCGCGTTCGCAGCGCAAGGCGCGATCGGTCCACACTACCGACCCGACCTCGGGCAGTGGTTCGCCGGTGTCCCCGGCGTGCTCGACGTGGTGACTAGGATCGGTACCACGGCGACGCCGCTAGCGACCGTGGTACCGATCGCGGTGCGCGAGATCGCACGCTTTGACAGCTCGCGCATCGTTGTGAACTTGACAGACGGTGTACCGTGAGCGCGACGCGCATAGCCGACTACGGGCCGCGCGCACTGCGCCGCTTGATCGAACAATTCAAGCGCAAGATCACGATCGAGGCGGTGCTGCTGGCGGTCGGTGCGCAAGCCCAGGCAGTAGAGGATGCGCTGTGGCAGCTGCTGACCGAGCGCGACATTGACAACGCGGTCGGTGCTCAACTCGACGTGCTCGGTAAGATCGTGGGCGAAGCGCGCGGGGGTACCGGCGACACCGACTACCGGCTGCGCGTCCGCGCCCGCATCCTGACGAACCGCAGCACCGGCACGCATGAAGACATCTACCGCGTATTCCGCGCGCTGCTAGCTGGCTCGGTGGGGTACACGCTGCAGTGCACGCCCGCCTACCCGGCGGGGTTCGTGCTGCGCGTAAACGGCATCGCGATCGCGCCCGCGCTTCTGTACATCTTTGTGCGCTTCTTGGGCGACTCTAAAGGCGCCGGGATCGCGGCGTGGCTCGGCTGGCAAGAGGTGCCGGACGCCGACGCGTTTACGTGCGCGGTGCCGTGTTTCTTGAGCGTCGCCAGCATGGCGGGCGCGACCTCGCTGACGGTCTACTCGACTGCCGACTTTCCCGCCTCGGGCGCGTTCGTAGTCGATGAGGGTCTAGCGACCGAGGAAGCCTTGACCTACACGGGCAAGACCTCGACGACCTTAACCGGCGTGAGCGCTGCAGCGTTCGCCCACACGGTAAACGCGTGCTGCGCGCTCACGCCTTCCCCAGGCAAGGGGCACGGTGATGAGCTCAACGCCGCGACGGGCGGCGCGCTAGTCGGGATCGTACCGGCTTAGCGGTGGACGATGTACCCTTCACCAAAGCGCAGCCGGGCCCGTGCGCGAGCTGCGCGGACGCTGAAGAGTGCCGCGCAGTAGGCCCCGTGTGCATACAGCCCGCCCTTGCGCCCGCGACTGATACAGGGGACGCTTGGGTAAACCCCCTTTACGTGAGGCGTAGACAATGGCAAAGCCAACAGACATTCCCCGCTGGGCCGATACCGTCGCGGGAGATCCCGCCAAAGTAAACGAACCGCCCAACGCTAAAAAGGATGTGGGGTGGGTCACCGCTGAGAAGCCCCCGGCGCAGTGGCTTAACTGGCTGGCGTTCACGCTGTACACGTGGATCGTCTGGCTTCGCGACTTTGAGATCACCGCGCACGTTTGGACCGCGCTGCAGACTCTCAACTTCGGGATCGTAGTGACGCAAGGGACCGCTAACAGCGACGGCACCACGAGCACCGGGAACGGCACCGGTGCGGGCGTCAGGGGGCGCGGCGGGGTGAGCGGGCCGGGCGTGCGTGGTACCGCGGGCAGCGGGGCTACCACCGCGCCGGGCGTGCACGGGCAGGGTGACACCACGGGCGCAGCTGGTGGGCCGGGCGTGCTCGGTGAGGGCGGCACGAATGGCGCGGGCGGCACCTTTACCGGCAACGGTACGGCGCCGGGCGTGCTGGCTACCGGCGGGGCTACTAACGGCAACGCGCTAAACGCAACCGGCACCGGCACCGGCCACGCGCTGCAGTGTTTGGCGGGCGGTATACGCCTAGATGACCCTACAAAAACGGTCGCGTTCACCAGCGCGAAAACCTACACGCGCTCGGTACGCGGTGTGCTCGTGGTGTCAGCTGCAGAGTGGACGGCGCAGATGGGCGGGCACTCGTTTACGCAAGACGCCCCCACCGCAGGCGGGACTACCACACCGATCCCATTCGTGATGGATGTCCCGGCGGGCGCGACGATCACTAGCATCAGCTGGCGAATCGACCCGGCGGCAGGTCACGCCGCGCTACCCGGTACGATGCCCGAGCTCGTAGCCGTCGAGCTTGACCCCGCAACCGGTGGGTCTACTGCGATCGTAAACCAAGTCGACACGAGCGGGTCGGTCGCCGTGTACGAAGTCGCGCACAATATCACCGCCGCCGCGCTGAGCTTCACAACTACAGCGGGGCGCACGGTGGTGGTGAATGTGTACGGTGAGAAGGGTGCTAATGAGGTCGATGGACTCGTGGCGTTTTGGCCGGTCGTGACATTTACGAGAGCGACGATCGGTGAAGAGTGACTTACTCGAAAAGGGTAGTTTCACAGCACTGATATGGATAGCGCTCACCGGTAGGATTAGGGGCTAGTATGCAGCGCTCGGTTTCACGCGGGCACACAGACACAGTGAAGCCGAGCGCTCGACAAGTAAGACGCGCCCACGCGGTCGGACTAAGCGAGCGCTCGCAGGTCTTCATGCTGGCGCCGTAGCAAACACCGTGCGGTGAAATCGGCATCATAGGAATACACAAGCCGCTCACGCACTGCGTATCGTCATCGCAATCAGCACCATCGGTTAAGGGCTGAGCTGTTATTGTCACGGTCTGACAGTCACGCAGCGCGTCAAAGTTCGCGGCTGGATACTGCTCCGTGTACCTACTCAGGACGCACGGCGGCGCTTCACCACTCACGTTGATCGGGCGCGAGTTCGCCCAGTATGCCACGGTAGTACGAGCGGTCTTGTAGACCGTGTAGGTAGCGACCTGCGGCAAGCCGTCACCGCCCACCTTGCGACACTTGATCTCCTCAACGCTAACGCGTGGCTCGCGCATAAAGCCCGAGAAAAAAGAGTAATCATCGCATGCGGGGGGCACGGTGTCGCTAGCGCTCGGCGAGCAAGCGACCAGCAGCACAATCAGCAGCCCAATCAGTAGCGCGGGCAGCAGCGCGGTCAGTAGTAAAAGCGATCGTGTCTTCATGGTCCTAGCTCCTTTACTGGCAGCGTGCGCCACCGGATTGAATCGCCACGCTGCTGATCACAGTGGCGGGGGCCATAGAAATAAACATCGTGTAAGCGTCGCCGTAGCCAGCGCACAGCCCGACTACTTGCGGCGCGCTGTCATTACCGACCGTGCCGATGACTTCGGCGCGGTCGCTCAGCGATACCGCGCCCTGCCTCACGGTCATTGACCCGCTGACTAGCGCCCGCTGGACTCCCCGCCACACGACTTCGATCCGGCAGTAGCTCGCGCCCTCGCAGCGGTACAAGCCATCGCAAGTGTGGCGCACGTCCCCCTTGCGTACGCTGACTTCGAGCTTGCCGGGCAGGTCTGCGAGCACCGTACGACACACGGGCTGCGCGGGCTCGGGCGTGGTGTCAGGTGACACCGGCGAGTAAGTAGGGCCGCAAGCTGCAAGGCTGCAAGCGGCGAAAAACAAAAGTGATCTGGCTCTCATGTGTTGTGTCTCCCTAAGTGGTTCTGACTCGGATACAACTAAGGCATCGCGAAAAAAGACGCAAGCGAAAACATTTAACAGTTAAGACTTGCATCACGATGACATCGCGTTTAGTGTAGCAGTGTAGCTTTCACGAACCGCGAAACAAAAGGAGCCGATCACGATGCCTAAAATCACGCTGCAGATTCAACACTCATCAGGTAAAGCCGGAACATGCGAAGCCGAAGTGCTTTGGACTGATGGCAAGTTCGCTACCCACGCCGCGCCGTCCTACGTGAACACCGCCGGGGTCACCGTGACCGGCGGCTTTTCCGCGACACACATCGCGAGCGGCGCGAGTGTTTCGCTAGTGATGCCGACCGCGACACACGCCCGCGTTTTTGTGCAGTGGCTCAGCGGGCTTGACTGCGATTGGTCGGCTAAGAAACCTGACTTTTCCCGCATGTCTACTTCCTTAGTGGCAGGGGTCCGGGACTGGCTGCGCAAGCTGCCGAAAGCGCCGACCCTAAATACGGTCAAGATCAAAGCGCGGGCGCTGTCTGGGCTGCGTATCACTCGCTTGCCGGGAGCTTAGACGATGGGACCTAAAGCACATTCAAGCGACCGCGCCGCGACCTACGGCGCCGGATTTTTAGAACACACCACGGACGCGCAGCAGCTGCAGCGCATGCGCCTACACGACCTTGCCAAGCGCTCGACCGAGCACGGCTTTGTACTGCTGGGCAAGCTGCTAGTAGTGAGCGGGCACGCGCGGGCGGTGGACTAATGGCCAGCGAGTTTCAATGTCAGAAGTGCGGCGGGGATATGATGGGAGATGGTTACACTCGCGCGCTGATCTGCGAGTTCGTACCTGATACCGACGAAACAGACGCGCGCGAAGCGGACGCTAATCCCCTGTACTGTTCA